TTTCGGAAACAACACTATTTTGTTTCCGCCCTAAATCTATTTCTTTTATAGACATTCTGTTCCTCATTTAATTGTCTTCAATTTCTTTTCAAAATCTTTTATTACATCTTCTTTTGTACCGTACTTCTTTAGTATAGCGGTAAGTTCGGTTGGATTAGTAGTTTTTAGAAAACGAATATACTCAAACACTTCGTTCTTTCCAAGTTGGAAATGATTACAAAATAAAGTAATTAGTTCTGCATCTATGTCAACTCTGTTCTTAGCTTTAACATACTTTAGAAAGAACGAATGTTTTGGTAAGGCGTCCGATAATAGTTTATAATAATCCTCCGATGATAATATTCCATTTGAGTATTTCTGAAACTCATTTATTACGTCCGTTAGTTCCATCTCCATAGAGAAGAAACGTGAAATCATATAATTGTTCCAACTCTTCTTATCTTCTTCAGATAAAGATTCCCACTTGGTTTTACGAAGTGTAACACCTTTTAAGTGGTCGAATATATTCTTAGCAGCCATTATTAAAATCCTATTAACCGTTTAATTGTTGTTTTTTTGTTGGTAAAAACTCTTCATTAATATTTCCGCACTCAAGACAAGCGTATGTTGGAATTGGAACAATCCCTTCTTGTCCTGTTGGTGAAAGTAATGCAGAAATCTTTTTGAAGAATGTTACTTCATGAAAAAACTTTCCGCCACAATTTGAACATTGAATATCACTTGCTTGATTCAAGTCAACATTAACTCTCTGTGGTTCTTGTCCCGATGGTTTTCCACCTCCGTTAATATCAAATACACTCATCCTTTCCTCCTTTGTTCAATTTCCATAATAATTTGAATAAACATTGACATTGCATTTATTTCGTGGTCAACCACAAAACTATCTTTATATTGTGTTTCTGCAATGATTAAAATAATAGTTGATACGAAACCGCTTGCGTAACTATCTACATTATCATAGAGATAACGAAACAGTTGATTAAAATCTCTCGCATGATTGTCTGCAAGTATCTGACGAATACCTTCAAACTTCTCTCTTTTGTTTTTATCTGATTTCAATAAATCAACAATAGTTGAAAAGTAATTAGTTTCCACTAATGTTGATTCATCTAATTTCAGTTTACCATCGATTACGCATCGTTGAGTTGTATTAATAACTCTACGAATATCAGGATAGTTTGAATTGATAATACTAACAAGATGTTCTTTGTTGTATGTAACTTTCTCACTCTCCAAAATATTTACGAGGTGTTGTGCAACTTCTTTCTTCGATGGTGGTACTATGTTAAATATCTGACAACGAGATTGAATCGGGTCAATAATCTTTTCAACATAGTTACAAGTTAAAATGAAACGAGTAGTTTTACTAAACGTTTCAATAACATTCCGTAACGCTGCTTGTGCATTTGGTGTCATGTAATCACACTCATCAAGAATAATAAGTTTTAATCCTCCAAATCCAATTGAAGAAGCAAACTGTTTAATCTTATCACGAACAGTATCTACTGAGTTTTCATCTGATGCGTTGATATAAATGTAGTTATCTTTTGCGATAGTGTTAGCAACAATTTTAGCAAGAGTTGTTTTACCGCTACCAGCATCGCCATGTAAAAGTAAGTGCGGTACATCATTTGTTTTAATATATTGTTGAAAAGTTTCTTTAACTGTTGGATTCCCAACGTAAGTTTCAAGTGTTTCGGGACGATACTTCTCGTTCCAAATTGTGTGTGAGGGGTTAAACATAACATACCTTAATGATTGATAATTTCATATACTAATATACAAAATTTCTACATAAGATACAAAACATTTGTAAAAATAAAGGTTGGCATTATTTTATATTAAATGCCAACCTTTTATTTTCTTAAATATCATATAGAACATCATCTATCTTAAATTTACTTTTACCATCAACACTTGTCATTAAAAACCATGTATCATCTAAACTATGTGCAACCACTCTCTTTTTACCATCTTCATCCCATTGATAAACAAACAATCCTTCATAATCTTCGAGGTCTCCTCCCGGCCACTTGTTAGATATAGTAGTTTTATTCGTAGGTGTTACATTAACAAAATGGGTAGTTGCTTTTCCTTTTAATTCAATTTCATTTCCTTTTTTTGGCCAGTTATCAAAGAAATAAATAATAGGATCTATATCATCCTTATTAAACATATCTTTTGCCCAAGGTTCGTTCGTCCAATTCAAGAAGTCATCTTTACCGTAGTATTTACCTTTGAATACAATTTTGTTATCCTTACTTCTTTTGTATATCTTTACACTATCAGTTTTGTGCTGACTTGATGTTTTTGGATTTGTATAATACATCTTTGATATTGCATCTGATTTTTCTGAGTTGGAAAGATCCTCTTTCAAAATAGAATTTTTGAATTTGTCTTGAATGTTTCTACCCTCTTGTATTAAGTCTTTCATATCATACTCCAAAAAAAATAATTTTTACATATCATATAAATATGAACTATTTTTTAAATATAAAAATAGGTTCTCTTTTATAACCAGCACCCATTACAGAAGAAAGAATAAGATTTATAGTATTTTCTTCAATAAATCCAGCTTCTTTTGCATAATGAATTGTCATTTCTTCTAAGTCTTTATACTTCGGTGTATTAGCAATGTTTATTAACATATAACCACCTGGCTTCAACCCATGGAAACAATTCTTAAATGTTCCAAAAAGAAAGCCAGAACCCCAAGTATCACGAGTTGGAAACTTGTTATACGATTGAGTTTCTTCATCTGCATATTTTTCTGTATCGAAATATGGTGGTGAAGTAAAACACAAATCTAAACTTTCTTTCTCTGGAATAAAATCTTCTGAACCCATCATGTGTAGTTGAATATCTTTACCAAGATATGAGAAATCATCACGCAGTTTACAAAGTCCTTCAAATGTTTTCGTTGATGGTTCTGTTCCAATATATGTTTTGATATATGGTGATGCTAATGCACCAACTAATCTACCACCCCAACCACATGACATATCCCACATTACACCATTGCCACCAAATCTTTTATATATAGCACCTGCAGCAGTTGGTCTAAAGTTTGAAACACCTTGAACTCCAGAATATATTTTTAATGATTGACGTAAACGGTTTTCTTGCCAACTTCCATTGCCCGTGTGCTTATATAACCATTTCAAGCACTTACGTATTGTCATCTTAAATGTATGGTCATTCAAAAAATTATCCATAGGAGACATTTTAGAATTACCACATTTCACTTCCATTCCATGTGGAAAATAAGACCAAGCCAAGCGAAGTCCATGCATTGTTTGAATAATATCATTATTCTTAAACAGTTTATCGTAGTCATATTTTTGAAGTTTCTTCATGTGTTCATGTTTTTCTTCATCAGTAATACTCATATATGGATAACCATGTTTACGGTAATACTGAAAAACACAATCTATTGTATCATCTAACGTACGCTTGTCACTAAAAAATTCATCTGTTTCTTTCCACAAACGAATTTCAAGTGGGTCAGCATTTATAAATTTTCCAAAACTTTCAATATCAATTTTCATTTTATGGTTTTTTAAATATAAAAATAGGTTCTTGTTTCCACCATTGACCTTTATGAAAAACTTTATTAGAAGTTCTTTCAGCCAATTTTTCTTGGTCTGAGTTACCAATCATTCTACCCATTGCCATTCCAAATTTACCTACATACTCCATTCCTAATGATTCTAATATATCAATTGAATCTTTTTCAAGGTGAACTATTTTGTTAGTTGAAATTCTAATATCAGCTATATTCCAACAAAGATAACGATCTGATTTCAAATAAGCAACCGCTGTTTCTAATGTTGGGCGTAAAAAGTTATCACGCCAATCAGCATACTCACTATGTGCTTTATACGATTGAGTTGCATCATCAGAATACATTTCTCTATTAAAGTATGGAGGTGAAGTAAAAACAAAATCTAACTTACCTTTATACTTTTGAAATTTAGGATTAAATTGAATTGTTTCCGAACCATCTTGGAAAAGTTCGTATGTATGATTTTCATTTGTAACAAAAAACTTTGAAGATACATTTGTACCTCGCTCGCCTATTGATTTTAGAAAAAAGTCTGCAAGGTATTCATAACGACTTATTCCTAATTCATCAATAAAGTTATCTGTATTTGGGTCTGTTCCAACATAATGTATTGGGCGACCAACAGACATTGCACCTAAAATACGACCACCCCAGCCAGAACTTGGGTCATATACTGTTACTGTTTCACTTGCAGGTATATGTTGTGTAAAGTGTTCATAAAGAAACTTTGCGGTCATAGGCGGAAAGTTTACCGCTGGCTGACAGAATGACATACGAAATACTTGTATTGCACTTGGAAATAGTTTTATATTCTTTTCGTAAACACGAACAATATAAACATTTGCCCTCGGTTCAGAACCTTCTTTTTGTATATTAAATGTATCAGTTAAATCTTCTGGATTACCCAAAGTAAATAACATGAAGTCATCAATCAAACCTTCCGCTAAGAACTGTCTAATCTCATCTGCCTTTATAGTTAAATACTTTTTATATTTCTTACTTTGAGTTTGTAGAGTGCACGATATTTTAGAAATACGAACACCTTGTCCATCGAATCTTCCATCACCATTTTTATACGCCATGAAGAAATCACGAAGAGTTTCACCTTCTTTGAAGTAAGGATTCTTTACTTGATTTGAAGATAAAGACTTACTGTACAAATACATAGAATCGTTGTAAACACTTCTCTTCATAATATGATGAAATGTTTCTTTCATAGAGTCTGTAAAATAATCGTAAATCGATTTACCAGAATCACTTCCCATGCCAGATGCAATTTTAGTTTTTAGCATTGTTGGAAAGAATTGATTTGCAGCAGAACCAACTTTTGTGAAATTAGCAATGACTCCAATCATGTCAGAGTCATTGCCATCTTCCACACTATGAAAAATAGATGAAGCGTTAAACTGACGGAGTTTCGAGAATGATTGATTAATCTCTTCCTCAGTTCTTCCAACGACTGGTGGTTTCCCATTATTATCCCAATCAGTTAGAATCCTCATTCGTAAATCTTCTGCCCATTCATAAAACCTGTTATCGTCAAACGTAACCAGTTCGCCATACGTTATGTTTGATGGCCAGGACAGAATATCACTTTTTTCATAGAAATACTTTTTCATTAGTTGTTTTCCAATTTTACTAAGAAATATCTTGATTCAAAATCGTCAATATCAAATTCAACTTTTGCTAAACCTTGTGAGGAAACTTTCATTGAACCACCGTTCAAATCTTTATTTGCTGATAGAATTTCTTTGAAATACTTTGCTGAAAAAGAAATTGGTTCAAAATCTTGTTCGCAAGTACAATCAATATCAATTGAAATTCTATTAGAGTTTGTATTAGCATAACCAATTACAATTTGCCATTTATCAGTCTTACCGTTTTTAAGAATAGTAAACTTTTCAATATCAGATAAAGCAGATTTAGCTTTGATAAACTTATCAATAAAATCTTTTGTAATTGACATTTCTAATTCAAATGGTGGAAGTTCTTTCAACTCTGGTGCAGGTGGAATTACTGCCAAATCAGCTAACATATAATTAACAGTTGTAGATTTATCACTTAATGTTAAAGCGAATGCTTTATCGTCTGCACCATTAATTTTGAAGTCAATAGTGTTACCAAGAACACCAAGAAGACTTGTAAGTAAGTTTGTATCATACACACCAAACTTTGCTACTTGACCGCTGAAACTTTTTAGTTTAATTTCTCCCACAACACATTTGTCATCAGAAATAAAACGAGTTGTTAATCCACCGTTTGCATTCCAAGCAACAGATTGAACTAATTTACCCAAGTGATATTTGCTAATGAAGTTTAATAACTTTGATTTTTCCATAACACGAATCCTTTTATAATAATAATTTCCACAAATATACTAAATTATTTAGAAAGAAAAAAACTTCTGTGCAACCTTTTTACTTTCCGTTGGGAACTCCCACTTCATTGATTCATAGAACCCACGTAACTTTGAATCCAATTCTGACATAAACAACTCGTCAGCATCAAAGTTCTCCTTGATAAATTCTATAATTTCTTCTGGATCTGAATCTCCTCTGAATGCTAGTTCTTCTAAACCGTACCGATTGTTTTTCAAGTA